AGCAGGCGTATGATGCCCACCAGTATGGCCCCTTCAAGCTGTACGTTTCCCCCGCGTGGGATGCGAAGCTGGACGCCGATTTCAAGGCGAACGGCGACCGCACGTTGCGGGAGCGTATCGAGAAGATCGCCAATATCGAAGAAGTGGTTACCCTGGATTATCTCACCGGGTACAAGATGATCCTGGTTCAGCAAACCAGTTCTACCATCCGAATCGTCGAGGGTATGGATATCACGACCCTTCAGTGGGATTCGGACGGCGGGCTGAAAAAGAACTTCAAGGTGATGGCGATTCTGGTTCCGCAAATCCGGGCCGATCAGAATTCCAAGTGCGGAATCGTGTACGGTTCCGTGTAAGCTCCTTTCCTTTCTTCCTGAGCGGCGAGCGGTGTAGCGGGGGCGGGTGTTACGGTTCCACCCGCCCCCAATAATAAGAACCGGGAATTTTTCTAGGAGATCAAGAATGGCAATGCGATTTTTCAAACTTTTGGGAGGAAATTACTCCCAAGACGATCAAACGTGGACGAAAGGCGAAATTGTTCCGAGCCTTACCGATCTGGCGGCGTCGTTCGGCCCCACCCACTTTGTTGAGGTGGGCAAACCCGCCGATTTCAAACCGGAAACTCGGAAAACGGAAACCCCGTCCGAAACCAAGTTCGGCGTCGATGTGACGGAGAAGTTCCCCGAAGCCCCCGAAGGCGTTCGCGTCTACGGCAAAGGCAAATGGTACTTCATCGTGAAAGACGGCGGGAGCAAAGCCGAAAATTCCAAGGGACTCGCGGAAAACGACGTTCGGGAATTCCTGAGCGATATGGGCGAAGACGAGTAAGAATGCGGTGGAATCCGATACCATTTTGGTCAGGCATGGATGTCTATATCATAGGCGGCGGGCCTTCGTTGATAGGTTTTGATTGGAATCGGTTGACGAATAAGTTAACGCTTGGTTGCAATGATGCCTATCAACTAGGCCCGGCGATTTGTAAGGCGTGCGTGTTTGGCGATTTGAAATGGTTCGCGTACCACGATGAGGAATTGGCGAAGTTCCCCAATCCTCGATTTACCAATGAGCCTTCCTTATACGTTCATTCGCCTGATTGGTTGCTCTGTATGAGACGGGAAGGGAATGGACTTCATCAGAACGCCCTTGGTTGGAACGGGAATACCGGGGCGGTAGCGATTAACTTGGCTTTGGTGCTCGGCGCTCAGCGGGTTTTTCTGCTGGGGTACGATATGAAAGCGCCGAGCAAGAACCTAGTTAATTGGCACGTTCACAACGTGAGTAAGCCAAATATGAATAGCTATGAGCGGTTCAAACGCGGCATGGAATCAGTAAAAAATAATCTTCCGTCCGTATTTCCTGGGCGGGAAATAATCAATATTGGGCCGGATAGCGATTTGGATTGCTTTCCGAAAGAACCGATAGACAAATTTTTGTAGGAGATCAACGATGAAAAGGTTATTGGAAATTCTTTTGGTGATGAGCGTTTTGCTTCTCCCGTTGGTTCTGGGTGGGTGCGGAATCGGCGAAGCCGCCACCAAGACGGAAAAAACCGAAGTCAAGGGCAAGAGCAAAGATGCAGGACTTTTGGATAATGCCCTCGTGACTACGGAAGGCGCAAACGACGTGGTGATTAAGCGGGATGAAATGCGCGTCACCGGGTCCAACGCTTCTTACGACGCCGACGGAAATCTTATAAAAGGACGACCCGCGAAAGTAGCTATTCAATTTGGTCGAATGAGTTCCCAAAGCGAAGACGAAGGCGGGGTAAGTTCCCTGAGCCAAACCACGGTATTTGAGCTGGCCAGGTTTATGGGACGTTCCCCCGGCGATACGATAGCCATGCTCCAAGGGACCAAAGCTACCGGAACCCCGTTCGGCGACTTTTGGAGTGGGCAAAGCAAGGGGTACGGAATTGCTGAACGGCTTTGGGATAAGGTCGTGAGGGGTTTTTGGACTATCGTGGCGGTGGCCGGAATCGTGATCGTGGTTACTATTTTGCTTTGCATCTTTCCGGCGACCCGGTTTATCGGAATTGCGATTCTTCGGGTGTTGTCATATATCCCTGGCGTGGGGACAATTTTAGCGCCGCTGATTGATTGGTTGGATAAGAAGAAGTACAACGCGGTCACGTTGGGAATCGAAAACTTCAAAGCAGTCCTCGCCAAGTCCACAGTTCCCACCGAATACCAAGATACCATCAAGGCTATGCTCAAAGAGGAATTGATGCGGGTTCAATCTGACGCGCAAATTGAAGAGTTGAGAAGTAAATAAATAACCCCCTCGTGGGAGAGTTGCGTATGGCGTATCGAACGACAGTCAGTGCGGTAGAAGGAATTATCGAAGTAGACAGCACCACAATATCCGACATCACGCCATTTATCGCAGTGGCAAATGAATTGGTAACGGAGTGCTGTGCGTCTGCTGGATATTCTGAATCCCGCCTTGAGCTAATCGAGCGGTGGCTTTCATCGCACTTCTACGCCATACGCGACCCCCGCGTGGATACGGAAAAAGCTGGTTCCGTTTCCGTCAAGTACCAATACAAAGTCGATTTAGGGTTCAACGTTACGACGTATGGGCAGCAAGCCCTTCTACTGGATACAGCGGGGGGTCTTATCGAGTTACAGAATGCTTTGATGACGGGCAAAAAGAAAGTGATCCCCGGCGTTACTTGGTTGGGGACTGAAAACTGGGGGGAAGATACTAGCGCATGAGTGTAATACGAAAAATGCTGAAGCAGACAGCGGTCTATTGGGGACCGCCCGTATCTGACGGCGACGGCGGGGAAACATTCCCGTCGCCCGTAGAGATCAAGTGCCGTTGGGAAGACGTGGAAGGGAACGTGGTTGACCCTACGTCCAACGCTACCACGTCGAATTCGCTGGTATACGTGGACCGGGACGTGCTTCGCGGCGGATACCTGTATCTAGGCGGGATGAGCGGGTTATCTGGAACCCCGGTGAATATAGTTGGTGCGAGGCGTATCGAGGGCGTGAAGAAAACCCCGAACTTTAGGGCCACCGAGCATTTGCGGGAGGTGACCTTATGAGTGACCGATTAAGAGATACCCAGGGACGGTTAATTCGAGCGGGAAAAGAGGAGTTGTATAAAAAACGACTCGCTACAAATTTGTCCGACTCTGCGGCGCTAAAAAGTAAAAAAGTAAGAATCACAGGCGTAGAAGATATCATAAAGAACCTTCGCCAATTGAATCGTCGATATCCAGAACGAATGCAAAAAGCGATGACCCAGATCGTCACCGCCGTTCAAAATACGAGTATGCGATACACCCCCGTAGATACGGGAAACCTTCGTGGTTCTCATCGTGGGAAAGTCGAAAAGGTTTTCGGGCGGGTTCGCGGGGTTGTGTACTTGCTCGCTTCTTACGCTTTGTTTGTGCATGAAGCGCCGGAAACCACGAAGTTCAAATCCCATTGGCCCGCCGGAAGAAAGTTTCTGGAGCGGGCGGTGGTGGACAATATCGGAAAGATCAAAGAGAAGATTAAACAATGGATGTAATTTTATATCCCGTTGCTCGAATAGTACGCGAATACCTAGCGTCGCAAAGTGTTGGCGTCGCTTTTTCGCAATCTTCTCCGAATACGGAATGGTCGATTCACACGGCGAAGGAACCGAACGCCCCTGTGAATTGCATTACTGTTTTTGACGAAACGGAAATGAAGATAGCCAAGACGATCAACGGGACTATGGATCGTCCAACGGTTTCGATTCGTATTCGTTCCGCGTCTCAAGCTGCCGGGGACTACCGTGCGAAGCTAGTGCTTCAAGCGATGGACTCGTTGAGCGGGTGGACGTGGGAAGGCGACGAGACTGAGTATGAGCAAACAGTTTTGATACGCAACGCGATTCGTAGTCGCGGAATTTTACGATTGGGAGCCAACGAGAATAATCATTGGTTGTTCAATCTTGAGTACGCTTTGGTTATACAAAGCATAGAGCAAACCAGTTAGGAGAAACTTATGTTAGCAGCAACGTTAAAAGACGGATTGGGCGCTTCCATCGATTTCGAGGGGCACACCTTCACCCTCACCATCGACCCGGAATCCGTCACCCCTCCGGGAATCGACGGCGGCGACGCGATTGATACCACGTCGTTGTCCAACGTATCGTACCGAACGAAAGAACCGCGTTCCTTGATGGAGCTTCTGGATGGGGCGATGTCGGTGTTCTATGATCCGGCGGCGATCACGACCATCCTTACCACCATCAACCAGAACTGCGCCATCACGGTAACGTTCCCGAATGGCGACACCCTCGTGTTCTATGGGTATATGAAGTCGTTCGAGCCGGAAGATATGGTGGAAGGGGAAGCGCCGAAAGCGTCCATCACCATCGTGGCGACCAACCAGAGTTCGGGGACTGAGACTGCCCCGGTATTCTCCGGCGCGTCGTAATAGGTTTCAATCGAACAGGGCAATAGAACAGGAGACCAAAAATGAAAGAGTACAGCACGACGAAATTGGGATGTGAACAGATCAAGATCGACGGCCAGTTGTGGGAGATACGGGAAATGACTGTCGATTCCCGCGAAGCCTACAACAAGGTTCTTTCCAAGACCATGGAAATTCGCGCTGAAGCTACCGGGGCGAAAGACAGTAGCGGGAATGACGTGATGAAGAAAACCCTTGTCCTCAAGGAAATCGGCACCACGCAAAAGGCGCTTCTGATCGCAACCATGAAGCACATCCCGAATACGGGAGAAAAGGAAATCCGAGTCGCCGATGTAGTCGGCCACTGGGGTTCCAAGATGGTTGAAGAGCTTTGCAAGACGGCTTCCGACTTGAACGGTTTGGATATGTCGGAAGTTGAGAAAAGCAAGGTGGCCTCAAAAAACTAGCCGAAGGGGAGGGTTTGTTTTGGACTAGGTTGGCGAAGGAATTGAGTACGCCGATATATGTTCTAAAACAAACCCTCCCCGTAAGCGAAGTCGATCTGTGGAAAGAGTACTTTAGAACTGAATATGATCGGTATGAGAAAAGCGATTGGTACATGGCGTACTTAATTATGTCCGTGTACCAGACGAACGCGGGACGAAAACGAAAGTTCAAGATTAAAGATTTCCTCCTCAAGTTTTCGTTAGGGAAGGAAACGATGTCCCCGCAAGAATCGCATAGTAGGATTTTGAATTATTTCAAAGCGTTGACCTCTTTGGCGAGTCCGAAGAAAAAGGAAAACGAAAAATGATACCCGCTTCACTAGGAACAATGTCGATCTATATTGACACGGTCACTTCCAAGATGAACGCGGGTTTCCAATTCGCGGAAAATAAGCTCAAAGCATTTTCTCAGCGTATGAAATCTTCCGGCCTGGCGAATATCGCGGTGGGCGTGACGTTGGGTGCTCCCATGTACAAAGCTTTGAAGGTGTTCGCCGCCTTCGACGACCAAATGAGATTGGTTAAAGGCGTAACCTCTTCCACTGAGCAAGAATTCGACGCCCTTACTGAAACTGCGAAGTACCTGGGACGCACCACTTCCTATACCGCGTCTCAAGTCGCGGGCGCTATGGTAGAATTAGGAAGAGCGGGCTTTCGCTCAAAAGAGATTCAAGATTCTATCGCCCCTTTACTTAATATGGCGAGGGCCACGGGAACGGATTTGAGTGAGTCGGCGTTGATTGCTTCCGGCACGCTTCGGGCGTTTAATATGGATGCGTCTCGTATGACGGAAGTGGCGGATATTATGACCGTGGCGGCGAATAGTTCCGCCCAAACACTTTCCGATCTTGGCGATTCGATGAAATACGCTGCCCCCGTGGCGCAGGATTTCGGAATGAGTCTGAAGCAAACCACGAAGGCAATCGCTACCATGGCCAATTTCTCGATTCGTGGAAGTATGGCGGGAACGTCTTTGCGTATGATGATGTTGCGTTTGGTAGACCCCGAAGTGCGAAAGAAACTGAATGGGATTGGGGTGTCTATAACGGATACTTCCGGGGCCATGAAAGACGCAACGGCGATAATGCAGGAGCTTCACGGGGCGTTGAAAAACCTTCCCAAAGCCGACCAATTGGGAATAATGAGCGATCTGTTTGGGGCTAGGGCGGTATCGGGCGGGTTGAAATTGGCCACGGCCAACTTCAAGGAAATGAACGCGGCTATCGACAATGCTTTCGGCGGTGCGAAAAAAGTAGCTAAAGAAATGGACGCGGGTATTGGTGGGTCATTGCGTATCCTGTTATCCTCCGTGGAAGGTGTTACTATAGCGATTGGGGAAGGGTTGGCTCCAATGATAAAAAGTATGGCGGATTGGTTCGCCAATGCGTTAGACCCGATCACGCGGTTTATAGAACAAAATTCCTGGATAGCGAAGACCATAGCTATCGTGGCTGGGTCTTTGGTGGTGATGGGGACGGCGATGTTAACGGCTTCTGCTGCCACTTGGACGATTGCGAAAGCTATCGGGTATCTATCCACGACGTTGAGGGTGTTGGGCGTAGCGTTAAACTTTCTTTTTGCTAATCCTATTATATTAGCAATCACTGCGATAGCGGGACTTGCTGCCGCTGCAATCCATTTTTTTGGGGTGGGGGATACGTTTATAGACAAAGTGAAAAACATAGGGATGTCCATCTATTCTTTTCTCAAGCCCGCTATTGATTATGTTAAAGCGTCAATTAGTAGCTTGCTTGTTTTCCTGTCGCCGGTATTTGAGGGAATCAAAAAGGTAGTTATTGCTGCGTGGGGGGCGGTTCAACGTGCGACCTACAAAGTTTGGGAGGGTGTGAAATCAGCGGTTACGCCGGTATTACAAGCAATTTGGGGCTTGATGAAATCGATGGGAAATTATATATCCACAACGTGGGCTCGCTTATGGGGCGCAATGGCCTCCCCTGTAAAATCTGCTTTTTATTGGGTGCGTGATATAATAGTGAAGGCATTAGATCATATTGCTTTTTCTTTTGATAACTTTGAACTAGTCGTGGAATGGGCTTTTTATAGCTTTGTGTACAATGTAGTTAAGGGTTTTTGGGAAATTATTCACATGATAAAGCAAATCCCAATTATAGTTAAATGGATGGCAGATAATTGGAAAGATATATTCGCTACCCTTTGGAGTTATATAAAGAACTTCGCAATCAATCTCTCAAAGAATTTGAAAAATCTTTGGGATGCTATAGCCGGTTTTTTCAGCGGGGAGGGTTGGCACTTTGCCGGGTGGATTGATTTGACGAAGGGGGTTGAGAACTCAATCAAAGAATTGCCCAAAATAGCAGAACGTGAAATAGGCAAAACCGAAGCCAGTTTGAAAAGAACGGTAGATAGATTAGCTCTAGAATTGAAAAAGCGGTGGGATAGTAGGTTCAAGGGCGGTGGGTTCGGGATATTTGATTGGATTAAGTCGGGACTGGACCAAATACGCAAATTGGCTATCGAAGGCGTCAACAAAATGACCAATCTGTGGAATCGTCTTGAGGGCGCAGTTCCCAAAGACGTGCTGCAAAAAACGACAAAAGCCAGCGGGGTCCGAGACGACAAACGTCCCTCGCTTGCTTCCGCTATGGAGAGGGGTTCGGCTGAGGCGTACACAGCGGCAATGACAGGCGACAGGTATGATTCGGCGAAGAAAACGGCGAAGAACACGGAAGACACAACTAAGGAATTAAAAAAGGTAAATAGTAACTTGGCGGGGGGTTTGTCAGTCATCGTGAATGCGCCTATTATCGACTTGGGTTTGGCATAAGGCGATTATATGAGTATGGAATTAAATATAAAAGACGTTCAACTGGCCGGATGTAGTCCCGAAGGTTTGGATAGGGCTTATTCCTTGATTTTCCAGGTCCGATCCCCCGTTGCTGTTTGGGTTGGTGCTGTACAATCTTTCCTTCAAAGTTCCCTCCCACCCACATTGGAGAGTTATGGGGACGTTAGTGCCCCGTTGTTTTCTTTTGCTGCGAAGGCGGATGATCCCAATGCTCGCACTCTATACTCAGGAACTGCCGAATACAAGTTGCGGACATCTTCATCTTCTGGTGGAACAGACAATACGTCATCAAACGAAACTCAAATCCAATTTAGATCAAATTCTTACGAGATAGCCGTTGAAGAAGCGCTCGATAAAAACGGGAAACGTTCAGCGGTATTGAATACTGCTGGCGAACCATTTCAGACGCCCTTGATGGAAATTGAAAAGAGACTAGTAATTGCAATTGAAAAGACTTTCGCTTACGGCGCTGGGATAGACCCGTCGATGTTTGCCCGGTATCAGAACACAGTGAATAAAAATTCGATTACAATAGCAGGGGTTCCCATATCAGCCAGGGCTGGATTAGTGTTAAACATCGACCCCAAATTACGAAAACACCGCACTTATCGTGATTGGAGGGTGCTATTTGAATTAGAAATCAGATTGTGGGGGAAGACCTATGATAGAGAAATTTTGAATCAGGGTCTGTCCTACCTCGTTCCGTTAGAGGCTCAAGAGGAAGGCGCAGTTCAATACGTAAATGGGGAATGGTGCCGCCGTGTGTCTGTGGCTCGACAAAACGAAAAAACCGGCGAGTATGAGTCTTCACAAAACCCCGTATTATTAGATGAGAATGGTGGTTTGCTGCTAAATCTTTTTGACCCCGTGTACGTTACTTATCGAACAAAAAAAGAAGTGGATTGGTCAATATTCAATCTACCGAAGTCACTTTAGGATTGTTTATAATGTCTGAGCAAGGATATACAATTCGTGAGGGGGATGCGAAAGAGATAGCGCGTGGAATTCGCCGTGTTCAAAGTTTCCCGTTTCGGGAAGTCGGGCCTACATCACAGAAATTGATTCTACCCAATCGACGCGATCATTCTACAATAATTGTAAAAAACAACACATCCGAAGATTGGAATGCTTTTGATATTGTACAAATTGATAGAAGTTTATATACTTCTGATGAGGATTGGTCAGATATCGGGGTTGGTAAAGAAGATGGGAAGTCTATAATTTCAAATGCTTGCGTAGTCTTCAACGCAAAAGTTCCAACTTCACCTTTTACTTCGGAATATGCAGTGCTCCAAACGCCGGCAAAAAAGAATAGCAACGGAATGGCAATTTTGCTTGGCGTTACGAAAGTACGATTGGATGATACGGATGAGGGGAATATGCCAGCCCCGTAAACGGGGATAAGACGAAGATGAAAACTTCGTCTAGCGGGCTGTTCCGGGTTTTGTGGGTTTATGATTCTGGGGAAACGTCGGCTTGGGGGTACATCCTGCTTGCGCCGTCGGCTAATAAAATTGTCAAAATGAAGATAACCGGGGCGTCGGGTATTTTAGCTTCTAAAACGGGTCCGGGCGACCCAGCTTCCTATACTGAATGGGCCTATTCCGCTTCCGAGGTCAAAGTGACAGTTGCGAGCGGGATTCAAACTTACGCGGCGGTGTCTGGCGGAGTGTCGTTGTCTGGCACTTTGTATAACCGTCTAGAAAGCGGGAATAGAAGCGTCACTGGAACGGCGGCGTATGGAAACGGCGTAGCGAGGAGTGAATTGGATACGGAAACCTTCGTCGGGTATTTGCATAGCATCCCTAATATTCCCGTGGACGTGGAATTGTTGAAAGATTCGGAAGGTACTCAAGTTGGACTATTCTCGATGCCGAACGCCGTGGGCGGGGAGTGTGAAGAATGAGCGGCGCGAGCCTTTTAATCAAAAAGAAGTGCTGCTGCGAAGAGGGGCAGTACAAGCTCACGCCGTGCGTCGCGCCGATCTATGAACTTACGCCATGCGCTCCGAGATGTTTTGACTGGTGCGACGAAGGCGATATCGTCGGATTCCATATTGACGTCTCTGGAGTTACCGATTTTCCAGTATGCGAAGATTGTGCAAGTACCATCTGTACCTATTCTGGTGGTTGCGGATTGGCAGCATCATTTAATGGTGATTGGGATTTATATTTTACTTACGAGCCATCTGGTGCGTGCCAAGTATGGGATTTCGCACACCAAGTCCAAAGTGACTTGGGCGGAATTCATTGGCACATATATTCAGGTCCGAGCGGGATTACTTTACAAGGGGCTTACTACTCATATTCTAGTGGCGGATCGTTGCGCGTGTGCTTTTATTTCCAAGCATTCATGGAGTGCCCGATTGATTGGGATACACCATGGGCTAATAATTTAACGTGTAATAATGCACTCCCACAAGCCGGTTCTGGTGGCGAAGCATTGGTTACGCCTATTCGCCGTGCTTCGCGATGTCCTGGCGGCGGGTCAATCTATACGCAAGATGAAAGTATATGTTATTCTGGAACAACGTCGATTTATACGAATGATGATCTTTCGTTAGATGTTGGGAAATGTGTCGTCTTGAGTAGCGGAATTTGTTACTCGGTTACGGAAGAAAGCGGCGGAGAAGTACAATCTGTCACAGTTTCTAGCCGATATGACGAATGCCCTCCAGATAAATATGCGGCATATCTTGGCATGGTTGTAACCATCGAAGTTGGAGAAGTTCCTACATGCTTCTACGTATCCTCTGGCGGCGGCGAAAGTGATGGAGTAGTCGAGATACTTGACTCATTTGGAAGTTGCGATGAATGCTGCGGGGGGCCGGAATAATGGATGTACTCACCCCGAATAGAATTAAAGAGTTGATCCAGTCTCGCCCTCGCACGGTGGACCCTGAAAAACTTCGCAAAGCCAAAACAACGAACTGCGTAGGAAAAACAAATTCAATTAATGTAAAAATAAACTCCGAGAACGCGGAAATCGAACGCATCGGAAAAATATGCGAAGCCTGCGTCGCGGAATCCGACAAGCCGGAATGGGACGTGGAGCACCCGGATTTCAGCCCACGGGATGATTGCGAATTTCTGAAATGTTCCACCTGTGCCCGGCGGCGGGCGATACGGGAAGGCAAGGGCGTGTGCCCACTGAATCATTTCGTGCTGGATGCGCCGAAGGCGGAACCAAAGCCAGCGTTTGAAGTACCGCCGGGCGCTGTTGCAATCTGTATCGGATGCGGTGATGCAAGATCATGCCCCAGCGTGACATTTTGTGCTGGTTGTGGCGGGCAAGTGGATTTGCAGATCGTCGCCCCATCTTGTCCAAAGGGAAAATGGTAGCTCGTGAGCGATACGGGAAGGCACGGCGGTTTGTAGGCTGGGAAGGTTTTCTTTATCGGAAGCGAAAAATGATAATAACTGATTATACAATTGAATGGACCGATACCGATACCGCGACTCTTTCTTGGGAAGGAGGCGCGACCGCGTATTATTATTCAATCTACATCGACGGTATTTTCCAATTCCGTATGGTCGGTTCCGGTTCCATCGAGAAATCCATATCCCTGAATAGCGAATCCAGTCATATCGTATCCATTGTCCGGCACGACGCGGCGGGGGACGATGTACAACCGCCGGAATCGACGCGACTCCTACGCCCTTCGGTGCGATGGGGAATTGTAGAAAACGCTTCCAAGTACGCGGTATATCAGGTGGAGGGGGACGATGAATATATTATGTACGAAGAAATCGTGGAAACGGATAGCGAAAAAACCGCGTTTTCCTGGGAGTTTCCGGTTGAATTGACGGACGAGGGGTTGGCTAATGTGTTCGTGAAGGTGTATGCGTTCGGGTCATTCGGGGTTTGTGATGTTCCGTTTTCTATCGTCGGGTTCGCTTGCGGGTTCCCGGAGTACGCGAGCGACTTTACCGTGGCGGAAGATTCCAGCGGCGAATTAGTGCTCGAAATCAATACGTAGAGAGTGAAGGTGTTTCTATGGCAGAGAACAAATGCGAGACCGTGTTACCAGAGGCGTGTAAACTGAGGTTTCAACACATGGAAGATCGAATGAATCAAGGCGATAAACGGTTCGACAAGATGGAAAGGCAAACCAATCAGATCCACGATATCGTATGTGGAAACGGTTCCGACCAAATCGGAATCGGCGAACAAATGCGATCCATTCAAGGCGAACAACAGAGACAATCGACCGTCGTAAACGACTTCATCGAGCAAATGCGTGGGAGGGGTTGGAAATCGTGGCAGAAAGTGGCGGCGGTTCTGGTTGTGGTCGCGGCGTTGGCGAACCCAGCGATCAATCTCATCGGAAAGATGATGGGTAAGTAAAATGAACCCCAACGAAATAGGAATGTACTACCCTTCCGGCGAAGTGGAAACGGACGGCGGGGCGCTCCCGCAATTTACCGTATCCCAGAATTCGTCCAGCCTGGTTCGTTTCGCGTGGAATGATACGAGCGGGCTGGATCGGACTTTCGCATTGGGGTTTTTCGATTCGGATACGGAATCGGAAGAATTGCGGGGCGTTCCTTTTTCGATTCGGTCGGCGTCTTCGTCTTACATAATCGTTTCCCAACCCCTGCCAGCTTACCCCTCGCAAGGGGATACCTTCCGAATCGTTCAAGGGATTCGATTCGCTTCTAATCAAAAAGTCCCTTCATCGTTATTGAACGGTCAATATGCGGAATTGTTAGGCGGGGTTTCCTCCAATATCATTTCCGGGGTGACGATTAAATCGGCGAGTTCGGAAGTCGATTTGTATTTATGTTTTGACTACGAAGCCAGCCACATTTCCATTTCCAACGATAACGAAAACTGGGGAATAGGAGTGATGACGAATTCGGGGGATGTGACGGACGGATACCTTCAAACGCCGGATGGACAATGGGTAGTGATCGACGTGGATGTATTGGGGTTGCCTGATTCGACCACGACGGAATTGGTAATGGTGTCGAACGACTACAGCGACAAAGTAACCAATATGTGGTTAGATAGTTCAGTCGAAGATTCGGTGGTTCATAATTTTCTCGTGTTGCGAAATGAAAGCTCGGAAACGATTGTTTTCGATATTGTGTCGGAAGACGATATCGGGACGGCTTCGGTGGGTGCGGCGTATACGGACGGGGATAATACGATGATTTTGGAAGATGTGGATGGACTTCCGGGGAAGGATTTTTGGATATATCGAAATGAGACCCCGCCGGATATCCGATATGTTTCCCAACGGGCGGGCAATACTTGTTACCTAGCGGATACGTCGGATTGGCAAGAGGTCGGATTCGTCAACGGGTCTGAATCGCCGTTGATAGGGACTTCGGTAGAAGCGGCGGGCGTATCGGGTATCTTGCGGGGGGTGTACTTGACTTCCGGGTCTTGGGCGGTGGGTGATGCTGCTGGGGTTATGATTCTGAGCGATTCTGACGGGGTGTTTTTGGATGGGGGAGAAATTCTTCAGGGTTCCGTATCTGTCGCGGAAGTGGATGGGGACGGTGTTTACAAATTACGGGGAATAACTAAACAATCGGCATGGAATGAGGGCGACGATGTCTTATGGTATCCTGGATATGACGCGGCGTTGCTGTCGCCGGGGGCGGGTTCGGAATTCGATTCCTCTTTGGGGGCGCGTTCCGAGTCGGGTTTTGCTTTCCTGCCTTGGACTTATGATGGCGGGGAGTACAAAAAAAATTTAAGTTTTTCCTTTACGAGTGCGTCTTTGGTGTCTATAGGAGTACGTAGGTACTTATTGCGTGATATGGTCGGAAATTTAGAAATCGAAATTAAGATAAAACTTAGTTGGGAATAAAAATGATCCAAACGCGAAACATAACGATTGACGATCTTCCCGCCGTGGCGGGGCTGGAGGCTGCATAAATGGCGACAATTACCACATCCGCCGCAGGCGCGGTAAACGTTGGAAGCAACTGGGTCGGTGGAGTTGTACCCGGAACTACTGACGACGCTGTGATTGCTCACGCGATGACGGTCCCCACAGGCTACACCTTCAAGCCTTCGTCTATTACTACCACATTGACGAGTGGCGACGCAATCACCGTGCAAGGGACGGGGCAGATCGGTGATGCGACGGATCGAGTTGCGTTGACAATTGCCAGAGGCTTTTATGGTAATCTTATTTATAAAAACTCCGTAGGCCCATTGTTGGTGTACGCAAAAGATGTCTATTTTATCTGTGGTTCGGTGTCTGCAACTGGTACGGCTTGCATCGCATCTGTAGGAACCACCTGTTACGACGGAGTGATTGTTGACGCCGCTGGATTTGATGTGTATGTAAAACGCGAAAACGATGCTGGCCTTGGCAAGGGCTACGTTGCATTGTCGACTGTTGGTAATTTTTCGCAGGCCGTCGCTACTCTAATATGCGAATCACTCACTCTCGTAAACGTCGGAAATGATCGAGACGATGAACTCTATGGAGTAGCCGCGATTTCCACCGGAGTCTCAAGCGCAGTCGCTAAATTGACGGCGGAAGAGGTGTATTTGAGTGTCGACGATGGAGCGACCGGGGCGAGAGGTGCTGAGACGTATGCCATATATTCGCAATCATCCATTAATGCTATATCTGAGATAGATATTAGCGACTACTATTATCAGGCCGCAAATTCGGACACAGGACCGTGGGTAACATTAGCCTCCTCCGAAGCTGGGAATGCATACGGAGAGATTATTTTCCGTCGCGGGTTTACGATCCACGAAAACTCAGTGTGCATACTGGATTGCTTTCAGGGCACGAACGCCGATGGAAGCGGGAAGGTGTACGGCGACAACGAATCAACCCCTCATACCATAACTAACTATGGTGATTTGTTAGTATTATGCCCGGATTATCTGACGGATTTTCGCGTTGTGAATGTTACCTCGCAAGCCCAGGCCGCCATGACGTGTCCATTCAATTTGAGAGACAATGTAACGGTGGTTCCGTATGTCGGAACTGTCGTGGCTACGCAAGCCGAAATTGAGGCGCATGTGCAAACGGCATTGACAGCGCAAGGCTTGACCACCCAGCGCGCTGCAAAATTAGATAATTCGGATGTAGCCACATCCACGCTCGCAACTCCTGCAAGCGTAC